CCAGTTCGTGCCCGTCTCGAGCTCGGCACGGGTCGGGTAATCGCCCGCCGGCGTGCCCTGCCACTTGACGCCCTTCGGGTGCAGGATGAAGCGCCGACGCATGGTGAACACGTCCTCGCCGGCCAGGATGTCGCGATCGCTCTCGAGGTCGGACGCGCCAATGGTGCCCTCGGCATAGCCGACCGCACCGGTACCGAAGATGTAGGAGGTGTAGACGCCAGTGGCCACCGGCAGGCCGTCGTCGATGATGACGCGCTTGCCCATGTAGGTGTCGTACATGACAACGCCGTCCGCGTCGCGGATGGTGGCGATGAGTCCGTCCTTGGCGAGCTTGGCCATGACGGCCGAGTGCATGGCGACGGCGGTCACCTGGTCGGCGGCATCGCCGAGCTTGTACACCGCATCCAAGAAGGTCGATGCCTTGAACAGCTCGGCGCCGGCGCTCCCCCCGGAAATATCGTGGACGTTGCCCGACATGCTGGCCGCGGCAAACGCGCCCTTGAGGCTCGCCAGCAGCTCCTTCTGCATCTCGCGCGACCAGTAGGCCGCCACGCGATCGAGGATCGCCATGGCCGGGTCCGCGCCAGCGAAAATTCCCGCCAGGTCGTTCGCGCCCCAGGCGCGGCCGCGGCCGAGGACCACGGCCACCTGCTTGCCGGCGGTGATCGCCGCAGGCGTCAGCGAGTCGGCGTCGGAAAGGACCTCCAGATCGCCGGACAGGTCGCCGAAGTACGGCAGGTTGACGGTGGCGCCGCCATTCGGCAGCGTGATGCCGGGCACGCCGGCCACGATGCCGGACTGCCAGAACGCGGACTTGGTGGCGGTCAGGGACGCGCCGTACTGGTTCCACACCTCAGGGGTGAGGACGTCGGTAATCTTGGTAACGGCCATGGTCTAGCTCCTTAGTTGGCCGCCGCAGCCTTGAGCTGTTCGGCGAGCTGGGGGTTTTCCTTGCGCAGCGCGATCTGCTCGGTCAGGTTGAACGTCTCGCGCGCAAACGGGTTCTTGGTCGTGGCCGGAGCGGCTCCCCCGCCCGGGCGATAACCGGAGCCTCCCGCCCCAGCGGCCTTCACCAACGCCGGACGGGACTTCGCCAGGTGCGCCGCGCCTTCCTCCAGCGGCACCAGGCGGCCCTCGACGTCGCACAGCAGCTCGTCGCCTTCCCAGCGCAGCGACCGCTCCAGCAGCACGCCGGCTGCGTCGGTGTCGATCCACTGGTGTTTGCCGATCGCGGCGGCAACGGCGGCGGCCTTGCGGCTGTCGCGCCACTTGCCCTCGAGCTGATCACGCGCCGAGATCGCCTCGGCCCGCTCCCGCTCAAACCGCTTCAGCTTCGCCTCGAGCTGTTTGACTGCCTCGCCCTGGCCGCGCGCGTCCGGCAGGTCGTCCAGACCGTCGGGGCTGTCCAGGCCGAGCTTTTCGAGCATCCGGCCGATGAGGGCCTCCTGCTCTGTCGCTTTCGTCTTCAGCGTCTTGCGCCCGCTGATGGACTCGTCCCGCGCCTGGTTGCGCTGCGAGACAAGCTCGTTCACGTAGGTCTCGAGCTGGGCAAACGTCTCGTCGCCGAGCTTCGCTTTCAAGGTCGTGATGTCCAAGACTCGGCCTCCCGCCGCTGTTCTCCGGGCGAGTATTGGCCTGCGATTTCCACGAGATACGGAAATCCCGCGGCCATCCTGCGCGTCATGCAGACACTCGACGCGCGCCGCTTCCGCCGCCTTGCGGAGGCCTTGGGGGCCGAGGGCGAGTTCCGCCCGGTCGTGGACTACGACACGGTGGGCGAGCTGCTGCGCCCCAAGGGCGTCGCCGGCAGCTCGGCGCTGGTGCCCTACCCACGGGAGAGCCTGGCCAAGTACGCCAGCCGGGCGGCGGTGGCCTACTACGAGAACCACCTGCTCTCGGCCTGTCAGCGGTTCGTCGGCTACCTGGCCAAGCGGCCGCCGTCGCGCGAGCTGCCGGGGCCGTTCGACGACGCCTTCGTCCAGGACTGCGACTGGCGCGGCAACGACCTCGACGTGTTCTGGCTGTCCTTCATGGCCCAGGCCAAGGCCAGGGGCTCGATGCTCCTGCTCGTGGACATGCCCCGCGAGCTGCCGGACAGCCAGGCCGACCAGCTCGAGCGCCGGGCGCTGCCCTACCTGGTCGCCGTGCCGCCCGAGGACGTGGTCGACTTCCAGATGAACGACCGTGGCGAGCTCACGGTCTGCCGCATTCGCAGCCTGTGGACCGACCCCGCGACCGGCCAGCAGAAAGCCGCCATCCGGGCATGGGACGCGACCCAGTGGGCGGTGATCGTGTCCGGCCAGACAGTCGAGCAGGGCGATCACGCCTTCGGCCGCTGCCCGGTGCTGGCGTTTTCCGAGTCCGGCGAGTTCCCGTCCTACGGCGAGTACGAGCAGATCGCCGACCTGTCCCGGCGCATCTACAACGCCCGCTCGGAGCTCGACGAGATCCTGCGCAGCCAGACGTTCAGTCTGCTCACCTACCAGGTGCCACCGGAGCAGACCGGCCAGTTCAACGCGCAGGCCGTCGCCGAGGCGATCGGCACCCACAACATGCTGATCCACGCCGGCCAGGGGCCCGCGTTCATCGCTCCGTCGGAAGGCCCGGCGCGGGTGTACATGGACGTGATCGCCAAGCTCGAGGAGGCCATCCGCCGCGTCAGCCTGACTATCGAGTCGCCCGAGGCGCAGACCGCCGAGTCCGGCCTGGCGCTGACCGTCCGCTTCCAGGCTCTCAATTCGGCGCTGGTGAGCTTCGCCCGGCGCATGGAGGACCTGGAGCGGCGCATGTGGGGCCTGGTCGCCGCCGGCCTGGGTGTCGAGAGTCGCGCCACCGTGGCCTGGGCCAAGGACTTCGCCATCGCCGACGTGGCCCGCGAGCTGGAGACCCTGTCGGTGATGCAGGGCACGGCCATGCCGGAGGCGGTCATTTCCGAGCAGATGCGGACGGTCGTCACCACCCAGTTCTCGACCGCCGACCAGACCACGCTCGACGGCCTGCTAGCCGCGATCGACGAGCGGGCCGCCGAGATCGACGCCGAGCTGCCGGAGCCGCAGAAGCAGGAACCGCTCTCGCTCGTCATCAACAACCTCTCCCAGGAAAAGGGCGGCCGGCGCCGGGTCGTGCGCACGGCTGACGGCTCCTACCAGCTCGAGGACGTCGAGTGAACCTGTCGGACTTCGGGGCTGCCGTGGCCCTGGACGCGCTGGCGTCCGTGCTGGATGGCGGCCGGATAGAGCTGCTGGATGCGGACGGCGCCGTTCTGGCCGCGGTCACCCTCGCCGTGCCCGCCTTCCGCCCCGCCGAGCATGGCGAGGCCGAGGCGTACCCCATGACGCCGGACCGGGATGCGCGCGCCCTCGGCGAGCCGGTGGCCTACCGGACCGTGACGCTGGACGGCAAGGAGATCACCGCCGGCCCCGTGGTCCCCCGGGCGCCCGGCGAGCTGGTGTTCCCGCCTGAACTGGTCGTGCCGCATGCCGAGGTAGGGATCGATCGCTTTGTGCTGCGCCTCAAGGGGGCGAAATGACGACTCATTGCCAGATACCTCAGCCCGTCCGCTGGACCCGGGTGTTCTTCGGTGTCGCGCTCGGAATGCTGCTCCTGGTGTCCGCGCAGATCGCGCTCGCGGGCACGGCGTTCGTCGACGGCGAGAAGGTGGCGACATGCAAGGGTTCCACGTGCAACCCCGGTTCCGGCAGTGGTGGCAACGTAACCGTGCCGGTGAGCAGCACGGGGGTAGGGATCGGAATCGGCCTTGGTGGGGCCGGTGGCAGCGGTGGTGCTGGTGGTCAGGGCGGGCAAGGTGGAGCTGGCGGCAGTGGTGGGGCGGGTGGCTCTGCGGCCGTGATCAACGCCCCGACGAATACGCTCACGGCGTCGCCAACCAACACCGCGACGTTGACGGCGAACCCGGTCGCTACGAATCAGACGACCGTCACCGCCTCCCCGCGTGCTTCCGCGTCCTCCTCGGCCAAGAGCAACTCGACATCCCGGAGTTCTTCCCGGTCGAGCGCGACTGGCGGGAACGCTACCGCCACGGGTGGGCAGGCGAGCGCCAACGCCAGCAACGGCAACCAGACGACGAGCGTGAACATCGCTGCGCCCCGTGCCGCTGACTTTGGCGACATGGTGCCCGACGTTATGGCGCCCGGCCTGACGACCAGTGGCGACGATATGTGCACGGGCTCGGTGTCGGGCGGGCTCGGGCTATCCGGGCTGGGAGCCATGCTCGGGTTCACCTTCACCGACGACCACTGTCAGACCATCAAGGCGACGAAGCTGCTGGTGACCATTGGCCGACCGCAAGCGGCCGTCCGTCGGGCGTGCATGGACGAGAAGATGCGCGAGGCGCTCGGCGACGAATGCCCGCCGGCCAGGGAGAGGTCGCCATCAGGCTCGTCCAGTTTCACTCACTGAGGTGGGGGGTGCTTGAGCCACAAGCCCTCATCTTCGCCCTGCACGACCCCGACGAAACCGGCGAGTTGGGGTGGCGGACCTATCGCGGCGAGATCAGGGCCGACATCGACTCGGAGGAGACCGCTTTCATCACTCCGTGCAACCGCATCGCCATGAACGATCACATCTGTGAATTGCTGCGCGAGAAGCTGGAACCGCTCGGCGTGAAGTGGATCCGCTGGTGGGTGGACGGCCGGCTCGTTGGCCGCTCGTTTGAGGCGGCGCTGTGAGCCTCGGCCCGATTGACGACCCCATTGAGGTCGTGGTGACGGAGACGCTGTCGCAGGCGGTCAAGCGGCAGTCCGAGAAGATCGACAGACTGCTAGCGTTGATCGAGGAGGCGGCGAACGACATGGAGGCGGAGATCAACCACCGCTACAACGGCGTGCTGAACTACCCCTCCATGCAGAGTCGCTACGAGCGCGACATGGACATCGTGCGGCGGTTGCGCGTCGAGCTGGAGGACAAGGGGTTGTGAACGAGGAACAGCTCGAATATCTGCGGGCGCTGATGATGAGGCTGACCCACGCGGTCGCGCAGAGCCCGCTGACAGACACCGACGACCGGAAGCAGATCATGGCGCTCTGGTTCCTGTTCAACCAGTCCGTGCTGAGGCGCGGGGAGGACCACTCGTGACCGCCGTGCTGCTCGCCTACCTCTGGCTCCCGCCACCGCCGCCACCGCCGCCGGCGTGGTATCTCCCGCCGCCCGCCACCGTCATCGTGAGGAAGTGCTGAATGCCGACTTACAACATCACCGAGATCGCCACCGGCAGGGTGGCGCTTACCTACACCAACGACGTGCCGCTGCACTACGGGCGAGCCGACTGGGACGACCCGGCGCTGTTTACGCACGTCGCCGTCGAAGATCCGCCGCCGCCCCCGCGACCGCCGAAGCCGCCGATGACCAAGTGGGCGTTTCGCTCCCTGTTCACGTTGGCGGAGCGCGTCGCCTGCGACAACGCCCAGGACAATGCCGCAATCCCCGCTGAGTACCGCGCCATGCTGCGGACCATGAACCTGGACTTCAGCGCGGCGGAGGAGATCGACCCGTCGCTGCAAGAGGTGCAGGACGGCGTGCGCCTGCTCGAAACCCTCGGCCTGCTCGGCGCCGGTCGCGCCGACGACATCCTGCTCCAGTGAGGAACTGACAATGGCACAGACCTACCGCGCCGTCGCAGTCGGCGTCACCTTCGCCTCGAACAAGTCGATGCTGACCGTGTTCAACGGCTCGGGCTCGGGCCGAGTGATCCGCGTCAAGCGCATCTGGCAGTTGAATAACCAGACCTCCGGCGTAACCGGCGTCATCACCACGATGGAGGTGCGGCGCATCTCCGCTTCGTCGGGCGGCACGGCGGTCACCCCGGTCAAGCACGACTCCAACTCGGAGGCAATGCCGGCACAGGTCGCCTGCGCTACCGGCCCGACCGACACGCTGACCGGCGACGCCGCGCTGATGCGGTATATGTGGTCGAACGACGAGCCGGCGGCATCCTCGCTGACCTCGGACGAGACGGAGACGATCCCGGCCTTCGCGCTCGTATTCGACGCGACTGGCGACACCGACCTTGAACCGTTGGTGCTGCGGGCTGGCGAGGGCGTCTGCCTCCGTCATACCGGCTCCACGACGGTCGGCATCTGCGACGTCATCATCGAGTTCACGATGGCGGCGAGCTAATGGCCCGCAAGCAATACCGCTGGACGGGCGAGGCGGCGTGGCAGTCCCAAGCCGGGAACGCGCTCCTCGCCCTAATCAACCCGACCGGCTCGGGCAAGAAACTCCTCGTTCATACCCTGGAGGTTCACCCGCGCTCGCGCACCAGCGGCACCGGCTACACGACCCTCGCGCTGAACTACGCGACCGTGGACGGCGGCCGTCCCATCACGCTCTCGCCGCGAGACACGCAGGCGTCGCTGCCGAGCGGGATCGAGGTGCGGAAGTTCACGGCCAGCGACCCGGCGAGCTACAAGATGCTCCTCCGCAAGGTCTGGATGAAGAACTTCGCGCAGGCGAGCACGCAGATCGGGCAGTCGTGGGGAACCAACCTCCGCATCCGCAACATCCGCGAGGGGTGGTTCGAGTGTGTCGACCCCGACTCCGATGCAACCTCCGCGAAGATCCGCCCCGGCGAAGCGATCACGCTGACGGTCGAGGCGGCGACGGGAGGGCAACTCCTTCAGGTCTCCGGCGTTCTCATCGTAGAGGGTAGCCCAAACAGAACCTACCACTTCAATACGGTGACCTGGGCTGTCTCGGAAGCGAACGATCCGATCAGCATCGTCAACAACTCGGCCTCGTCCGTCGTCCGCCTCAAGCGACTGACCATCGCCGAGATCGGCACGCTCGACACGCCGTTCCTGCGCGTCATCCCGGTCGGCGCCGTCGACCCGCAGTCGCAAGCGGACACGCTGGCGCAGTTGACTCCAGTGCCGATGGACTCGGCTTATGGCGCACTGAACGCGGCGCACGCCAAGCTCGTGGCGAACGCGCCCTTGCTGCCGTGGAACGTGCCGGCTGTCTACGCCGCTGACGTTGGTGCTGGGGCGCCGCGTGGCATGAGCTACCTACACACCAAGGACTTCGACGGCCCGCAGTTCACCGTCATGTTCCCCGAGCATAACGGCATCGGGAACCCCGGCGTGGCGGCGGACAATCGCGGCGGCGCAGCGAACCAGAGAACGCGCAACCTCCTCTCGCCGGGCGCTCCCATCGTGGTGCGCGAGGGCGAGGCAATCGCGGTAGTCGGATCGGCGGAAACCGCAGCCGCAGCCGCAGCCGCCACTGGAACAGCCGGCTGGTCGCTGATCGACTTCGGTATCCAGTTCAGCGTCGAGCCAACCGTCATCCCGTCCATCACCGTGACCGGCGTGGTCGCGGGTTCGGACGTGGTCATCCTCGACGCCGGCACGTCCACCGTACTCGCGTCAGGCGACGCCATCAGCGGCACTACGTTCGCGTGGGAGTACGACGCCGATCTGGTCGATACGGTGGACATCTGCGTTTACAAGCAGGGCTACGTTCCGCTGACGCTGCGCGGGCTCGACCCCGGCAACGCCGGCATCACCATCCCGGTCGCCCAAGTCGCTGACCGCAACTTCGTCTCGTAGGAGGACACATGGCAAAGATCATCGACGGCGACGACCTCGTTGTAGGCACCGAGATCACACTCGACACGTCGGGCAAGACGTTCACGCTCGCCGCCGCCGGCAACCTCGTTGCGAAGGACGGCGTGACGTTGCAGGCGCTCTACTCCAAGTTCATCAAGCTCTGGGAGACGGCGGCCTACAACAAGTATCCCTTCCCGATGTACGCGATTGACGCGCTCTCGGGTCAGTTCCAGTTCGGCACCGATGGCGGCAGCTACAACGGCTGGAAGCCGGCCAACGACACCACTCGGCAGATGCTCCGCGACGGCGGCTGGTCCGAGTACAGCGCGGCAGGCGTGCTCAACCGCCAGTACGTCGGCATCGTTGCCCTCGCGAGCGGCTTCCCGACGGGCGCGCAGTTCTACTACCAGAAGGCGAGCGGCGGGGCGGCGGCCAACTTCACGTTCACCGACAGCCCGAACCAAGGCATTCAGGTCTACGGCGACGCCGCGAACGGCGACTTCGACAGCCGGACCTACTTCAAGATCTTCTGCCGCGAGCAGGGCTACACCTTCGACGACGCGGCGCTGACGGACGTTGGCGCCACCGGCACGGGCGCCTTCAAGGTGTCGCTGCCTGTGGCGGTCGGCGGCGACCTCAAGATCACGGCGGCGGACGGCGCCATGACCGGCGCCCCGTACTCGGGGATCGACATCACCTACTACGGCTCCGACCAGAGCAAGACCATCGGCGCTGGCAGCTACCCGTTCCGCAAGATCATCGACGGCAACAGCGCGACGCTAGAGCAGATTTACACCAAGATCCAGTACCTCCTGCGGCAGGACTCGGACATCGACGAGGGCGCCGGCAACGTCAACGGCAAGACCGAGAACTCGCTCTGCTACTTCGTCGGCGACACGCTGTACACCACGCAGGGCGTGTTCATCGAGAACCTTCAGGCGAACGACCTCAACCGGGTTGTGTTCCTCGACCAGAACAGCGTGCAGCGGACCTACCCGTACTCGGCAGCGGGCTCGCTGGTGTTCAACAGCTTCTTGGCGCAGGACAGCACCGGCTACTACCGGATGTACTTCCTGAACGACGACGCTGGCGCGAACGCGGGCAACGACTTCGGCACGGCGGGCGCCATCACCGTCAAGGACAAGGACGGCGTGGACATCGCCGGCACCATCAACGCGGGCTCCATCGCCTTCACCTACGACTACGACGGCAACGTGCAGCGCGGGGCCGGCTCCGAGGCCGATGACGCGCCCATCGTGGTCGTGGCCGGCAACAAGGGCGTGGCC